GGATACACAAAATCATTATAATGATCTTGGAATTTAGCCCTGTTCTCATCATCAAGGATCTCATTTAAGATAGCCTTAACTAAAAATGGGGTGACAATAGACTTACCAGAGCCCGTTTCACCACGCAACATCACGATAACAGGTTCCTGTCTAGGGCCTGCACCATGTATATTAGCCTGGTCAAAGGGTGCTTTGATAGTCTTAAGAGCATTAGTATATGAGGTGAGCATATATTTATAACCATTGTCCTTATCATTGCCTCTGACTTTGTCAGAGAATTGTACACCTTGGAGGTATAATCGCTGAACCATGGAGTAGTTGACGGCATCAATCGTCAATTTACCTTCTTGGAAGCTAATGATAGTGGCGTCAACCTCCTCACGCCACTTATTAATCTCAGGAGCAAACTCCATGAGATAGATTGAGGTCTTATATCCAAAACAATTAATTCTAACAAAATTGATGGCCTTTTCCAGAATCATCGTAATATCTTGGACCCAATCTTTAATACCGCCGCTTACATTTCTGTATGTGAGCATCTGTTTCAAGAAAACTCCAATAAGACCTCCACTAATAGCGGAACCAGTACAAACTTTTGCAATATATGCAAGTAGTAGTGTAGTAGCAATTTCGGTCAACGACTGTAAACCAGCCTGAGCCTCAATAGCCTCATTAGAGGTGACGCTGTGAAGTAATGCTCTAAGACGAGCAAGATGGGGAGAAATGACCTCCAAAAGATCAGCTGCAAACCAAAGGCCTAAAGCTGAAATCAAAATCATGGCAACAGTGCCATAACGGGCATCCCTCTGTTCTACTGACTTATAAGTCAATAGAGTAATTATGAAAATAAAAGGCAAAGACTTGAACAGGTTCGTTAAAGTACCTGACAACACTCCAAGATCTTTACCAAGTAAAGTCATACGACCTTCCATATTGACAGCTGCATTCTTAACAGCTTCAACAGCTTCAGCAACTTCGGGAGTTGCAAAATCTATTTTATGAGTGATAGTATCGGGGAATAGCATTCCACTAAGATATCCAGCTTGTGCTTCAATCTCCCTAACACCATCCTCTAATATTTCATTAATTTTATCATGTTTTTGGTTCCTAGACAAATTGCGAGCAATCTGTTTAAGGGCTTTATTCTTTTTAGGATTGGAATGGATATGGGAAGTCACTAGACGATTGAATCGCTCGATAAACGACATCTCCATACCATTTAATGAGTGTTTGAAGCACCCGGGTCTTAAAATCTGGTTCATCAAAGCCATTGTATTCATCATAGTCTTCAACTGTTTCAATTTCGAACTCCGACAAGACTTCTTTGAAGTCTGAAGGCCAGAACTCAATTTCGCTAGTTCGAAGCCCATGTCGCAAAATAGCCGATGTAATTTCAAATCTTGATCTGTATAACTGTCCATACGATAAGTAGTGGACATTGTTTTCCCGCGCCGCGTCCGA